TGCCATATGATCACCATTTAACTCGATCAGCCCAATATGCTGCCGATGCTGTTTTATCTCTGCGCCCTCGCGCTATATCTTTTGCGAACCTTGCTTTAAAACTTCGCCTTTTTGCTTTGTCTGCTTCACTCTCACCTTTTCGTGGTGGTTTGTTATCAGCTCCCTTCATACCAAAACGAATCAATTTAATTTTATCACCTTCTTTTGCTAATACAGCATGAGATTTTGTCGGATGTTTTGGGGTACGCTTGGGTTTGTTGTAACCCTCAAATCGCTCACCTCGATAAACAATCATTTTTTCCGTCTCTTTTTTCTGTACTCTCTAATTTTTGCCCATTGCAATGCGTCAACTTGTCGTGCCTTCCCACCTGTCAAAACGCTATTAACTCGCGCCATTGCCCAAGCACTTGGCGAAACACCAGGTCTCCGACCCGATGAGACTGCTGCGCCTAATCCTTTCAAATAGATTGCTTTTAATGCACTAAAAGGGGCGTTAGCCGCCTTTGCTTTTCTCTGTAGTGCTGTTCTCTGTGCGTTATTTAGTTTTGCCAAATCGTTTCTCAAATGCGATGGTGTATTTACTTCGTCTGGTTTTTTTCTTTTTAGAATCACCTGCTAATGATCCCAGTAACTTGCCGCTTTTTTTCATGCGCTCAAGTTGTCTAATTCTTTTTTTGCGTTCCTCACCTTTCAATCCAGATAAGTATTTTTTTGGAATCCTGACACCAGATTTTGTTGTAATTGATGGTGTACGTCTTAACTTTGCCATATCTAGCCCTATAAAAACCCCCACCCGAAAGTGGGGGATTTATCATTATAATGTTGCGTCAAACAACATCTCGACTCCATAAGAGTCATCAAGCTCTGCAACGCCATATACCGCAGTTGCGTTTAGCTCGTCTGCCCTCAAACTAGCATCCCTTTGTACTTCAATCTCAAAGTCACGCTTCATCGCTATGGCAAGTGCCTCTGGTACAAATACCGCACCTTTAGCATCACCAGAACCATCAACTGTGATGTTTGATGATTGATAAATATCAATACCAGCAAGTGAACCGACAAAACCGTTCATCATTGCTTCGTTTTGAGCTTCTCCACCATTCGGATTTGCAAACGTGTTTGTTAAGTTTGCTTGTAGTTGGAAAGCATGGAAAGGGTGTAATACTGCCGCGACTGTTCCAGGAGCATTTGCAGCCCTTAGAGTAGCCGCTGCTTTGAATATATCAGCAACCGTTATCTCTTGAGATGCAGCACCGAGTGATGTGCTAAATCCATCAAACAATGCAATTAAATCCTGATCCATTTTCTTCGCGATAGAATTACCCAATACAGTACCCAATTCTACTGCTGGATTACCTGCGCCCATCCTAGCAACGTCAGTGAGTAATACTTGAGCACCTACCTCTTTGATTGTTGCTGTAACGCTTGAAGTGCTGACCGTAGAACTAGACATATCTGTTCCTTCGGTCAAATCAGCCGCTGCGACAGCGGGATATTTCGGCACTTGTATCGTCTTGCCAGCCTGTGCGCCAATGTTATAGTTTGTGACCAATCCAAGCATGATGGATTGTTCCTCTGCTGTAAAACGAGCCTGTAAGATAATATTCGCAAACAGATCGTCTAAAGTTGTTGAAGTTGTTGCAGCCATTTTTCTATTCCTTAGTTATATCAAGTGGCTTTCATTGATTTGACGTAAGCCTCTTTGCCTCCGTTATTCCAATTATCGACCATATCTTGATGCGTCATTTGTTTTTTAACTGACCCTCCAGAATTACCTAAAGTGCCAGAGCCACCGCTTTGCGCCCTCACAAAATGAGGATTAGCGTTTAAAAATTCTGAGACTGCTTGATCAACTGTTAATAACTCGCCTTTGTCACTATATCTGACAACACCTTTATTATCCGTTACCTCAACTGTCCCATCCTCTGATAAACGAATGTTTCGTTTTAAAAGAGTAGAAACTTGATCGGGCGATACTGCATTGTGTTTAGCACTTGCGTTCATTAGCTCACCATCAACTAACGTGTGTTGCAATCTGCTCTGTAATGCGTTTATCTCCTGATCTTTTTTGCTTACCGTAGTCTTTAATATTTCCTCAAATTCACCGCGTTCTTTTTTTAGATTAAGTTCGGCTTCTTCTCGCTCTCTCAAAACTTGTCGTGCTTGATCAAGATCAATATCACCAACTTGTTTTTGAAATTTTCGCTCCTGTCTTGCCAACCGATCTGCGACAATCTTGTCTATCTCTGACTGTGTAAACGTCTTTTCCTGTATTTGTTCTGCCGTTGTTTCAGTTTCAACTTGTGGTTTTTCCATGTTTTCTTCGGTCATGTTCCGCACCTCTTATGAGTAGTTAATAATTTATCTTTTTACCATTTTTTTCTTTTTCTTTTTGGGTCTACCAACTTTTGACCCATAAGAACCTTTACCCTTTGGCATAATTAATCCTCGAATATTGGTCTAAAATGATGGCGGCAGTTGTAACCGCCCCGTACTATGAACGGATCACCTGGAGCTTTACCCTTCCAAGTGCCCGACCATTCTTTTTCAATCTCATCTAGCGTAAATGTTTTACCTGATCGCTTACGACAAAACTCTCTGGTGTCCTCAATATTCGATCCGTAATACTTCCATTTTGTTGCACCACTCTCTTTACCGATTGAGGTGTTAATTGATGCGCTAAATTGCATGAGTGAATCCTGCATCATTTGGGTTGAGTATCTTTTAAGATTACGACCTAAACGATCCCGACCGAATAAAGTTTGTAATTTTTTGACTGCATCTGCTTTTTGTTTTTCTGTTCCATTTGCAGCCAATGCGACTAATCTGTTTGCTTCAACGGAATCACTTTGTTTGTAGATACCGTTGATGCTACCTCGCAGGTTTTCTATTGACTCGCTCAACGCTCTGCCAGTTAGGGTGTTTTGATACACCTCAGTTGCGAGTATATCTAAATATTCGTTTGCGATAGCCTCAAAACCTTGAAATGACAAACGCTGTAGCTGAGTTACAACGCTTGCATCAACCTGTGTAAAATCACCATATTTTCGCAACATAGTAAGGATACTATTTGCTACTTTACGATAATCTTTGATCGTCTCCTGAACCTCTGCTAAAAACTGCTCATCGAGCAATCTTCTAATATCAGTTCGCGCTGATAATGCCCATTCTAAATCAAACAATGCACCATCTCGTAGTGGTGCAGTTGTCATTAAATCTGCAATCTGCTTTTCTAGCTCAATTAAAGCATTTGCAAGCCTTTGTTGGTGACTTGCTGCAAGTCTATCGAGTAGATCAGCATAATCTGTATCGGCAGCCATTAGACCTCAATCTCTGCCTCTTCGTCATTATCTGTAAAGTCTCCTGCTACCTCTGCTGGTTGTCCTTCGATTTCTGTATGTACTTGATCTAATATTTGATCATCAAGAACCAAATCAGCAATCTTCTTATCGACCTCATTAGTGAGAGTATTTGATCTTATGCCCGATGCTTTTAACTGCTGCAAGAAATTTAATTCTTTTTCGTAATCTCGTATGTCAAATGAGTCTGGATAACTTATTTCAACATCTGGTTTGACACCTTGCCAATCACAAAAGAATGTCCACATTTGTTCTTCCGCAAGCTCTAATATGTCAGCCTTCTCACTGAGCTTTGCATTGAGTAATTCAAATTCAGTCTGCATAGCAACTCCAGACTGTGTAATAACCTCAGTTCCGCGAACTGCTCCCATATGAGCCATTCTATTAATTGCTTCGACTTTGTCAGAGATTGAATTTCTGACCGCATCTAAATTAGATCCACTGGGTTGCATTTGATAAGGTTTTAAACCTTGATCTAAATCATCTGGTAGATTAATGACCGCACCAGCTCCAGCACTAGCATCTGTTCCAAATGTTTTAACTAATGTGGGATGATTTGAGATTCTTATGAGCTGCTCAATCTCTGAGTATTCTTGATAAATGCTACGTTGCATGTATGCGACATCTGACAGATCACTAATACCAATACCGCGCACCACTGATCTCTGTGCTGGTACAAAAACAGCGGGTATCTTACCCAATGCGTTTTCTACCGAATCAATGAGCGTTTCTGTTTCGTGATTGATTACGCGATACGTATCGATTTTTTCTGGTGTAAATATTTTATAGTAAGTTTCTTTTTCTGTTTCAGACAGATATTGAATAGATTCACGAACTTTAAGATATGAAAGAACAAACCGACCCGATGCACTCCTTTCATATTTCCAATCAAACACGTTTTCTGGCGTAAACAATGTTACATAAGGGCGTATATCTTGATCTAATTCCTCGGCTTTTGTTTGTGCGTTAGAACGTGGTTTATCAACAATAATCCATACATTGCCATACACACTCGACCAAATTTGTGCAGTTCTCAAAAAAGCATTAATTGAACGACCATCTAAATCAGCATCATTGATAAATGATTCCAGTGCTCTATCGTTTGTCAAACTATTATAATTTCTTGTAGGTGGCACTCTCCAAAGAAAACTGGAGTAAATGTGTACGATATTACGACAATGGTTGTCGATTGCAGTTAGGTCGATACGTCTAGCGTAAGAATCTTTATCCTCGTTTACATATCGAGTAAGGTATTGTCCGTCTTTGTAATCTTGTCCACCCATGTAAGAGCGCAGAAAAAACTCCCATGATTCTTTATTATCATCGTAGTCTTTTGATGTGTATTCAATGTCTGTTTGCATATTATGTCCAACGCTTTGGTTGCTCTACGTCATAGATTGTCTGAACTGGGAATAAATAGGAAACTAAATAACCCAGAGCATCATTCATATGATCGTAACCGTCATCTTTATTGGGTATTGATGTACCCTCTTTGTAAGTCTGCCTCTCAAGGGATTTAATCACTTGTTTGCAGTTCGCTGTTATAAATAGATGCCTTTCGCCATCTGCCGCTTTTAAACGTGCGTTTACGCTGTTAATCCGATCTCTTACGACATCGTGTTTTGATTTTGCTTTAACGTGGAATCCAGCGTTTTGCAAAATACTTAAATCTGTTCTACCACCCGCACTGGTTTTCCTTTGTCTTGCAGCGGGATCTGGAAATATCACTATTTGTCTATGTGGATAGCGATGGTTAATTTCTTTTACCATCTCATCTGTGTTTGATCCATAGATGACAATTTCATCAACGCAAGTCAGTGTATTTCCTTTTCGTATGGCAACAACCGCGCTCATAGGGTCAGTGTTAAAGTCCATCCCAATCAGTAAAATTTCGTGTTGATGTTTCGCATTTGCGATTACTGTCTCTTCTCTCGCAAAGTTGTAATAAATAAGACCGCTGTAGGTAACAAACGCCGCTTCATACTCTTGTTTAAACGTGCGCTCATCTAAATCTGATTTAGCTTGGTCAATTTCATCTGGGAGTACGTTCTCACCTTCGATGGTCGTATATTGAAACGATGCCCATTCATCTTGTTTATCAACACCCTTTGCCCATAAATCATAGAAATGATTACGCCCTTTCGGTGTTCCAATAAATAATGCTCTGGTTGGTGATTCGTTAGAGTGCCTATCCGATAAAGAGGGTCGTAATACCTCAAACCACGCCTCTGGGCGCATATCTGCAAACTCATCTAATACACAAAAATCTAACGCTCTGCCTCGTAAATTATTGGGTTTTTCTGCACCTTTTAAATAAATTATTGATCCATTGATAAGCGTTATGGTCAATGCTGTTTCATTTGTTTTAGCAATGTATTCCTCTGGAATCATATCTAAAAGCATCTGCCACTGTATTTCCTTACTCATTCCGTAAGTAGGTGAGCAATAGAAACAGTTTTTGTTTGTACCTGATATTGCAGCTCGTAATAACTCAGCAGCGGCTAGATATGTTTTACCAAATCGCCTACCCGCAACAACCGTCCTAAATCTTGCGTTGTTTATAAATATTTCACTTTGTGGGAGCGTTAGCTGCACGACTGTCTAATGTAATGTTGATAGGTGGTATTTCTTTAACTTCGGTTTCTTCTTCTTTCCAATGCGCTTGAGTTTTTAAGTAAAAAATATTAGCTGTGACGTTACCGTCCATTGCTAACTTAACTAAATTATTACCCATATTCGCTATTTGTTTTATGCGTCCTTTTTTATATGAGGCGTAAACTTCGGGTTGACGTTTTTCAATTTGCTTTAAAGTTGTTAATGAAATACCAAAATAATCAGCTATTTGTTGTTTAGTTAAGACACTTGCAAGTGCTTCAAGCTCTATTATCTGTGTATCGGATAATTCTGCTTTTGGTCTGCCCCCGCCTTCGCCTTGCTTTCCGCGCTTCATTTCTTTATTAATTTCTGTACCGTATCTGATTCAAAAATTCTTATGCCTAACCAAATAATCGTAAATAAACTTGCAATGGGTGGCAACCATTGAGCTAGTGATAATACACCAGTTCCCGCTGCAACGTAATCAATTAAATCTTTTGTCTCACTCGTCATCTGATTTCTTCTTTGGTTTGCTATCAAAATAATCTATTTTTGCTGTATCAAATAAATGCGCCTCTGCTTTTCTTCTACGCTCTAACCCTTTTGATAGCTTACCTTTAACCAGATTCCATCTCACTAACTCTTTTGTGACACCTTCCAAATCGTTGCTATTCATTACTAATAACATCGTTGATCGCCTTAACGCTCCACAACCTAAATTAAAACACCAAGACACGATAGCATCCCATTGATGCTGTGATAACTCGACCCTTATTAATCTTGTCATATGAGTTTCGATCATTTGTATATCATATAATAAATTTTGATCAGCCTCTTTTTGTGTAACTTTATCGCCTTCTTGGACGTGTTTTGTGTGACCGTATCCATGCGTCCAAACATTCGCTGAACACTCATATGCTTCGAGTTTGCATCCTTCAAAATGTTTAATTAAATCAATACCTTGCTGTGATGTTCTCATTAATAGAACCTCCATAATATTTAGGGCAACGGTTCGGGAGCGAGACACGTTACCCAAGGTTTAATAAAAAACCTGAAATCACAAAAAACCGCCCACGAGGGGCGGTCATATTTGGGGATATACAAATAAAAATTAAGAACTAAAACTATTGCTAGTTTGGTTCTTTATAACAAATTTTGTGAGGGTTGTAAACTATTTACCAACTCGCCTCATTGCTAACTTATGCGCCTCTGTAAACGTCATTCCAGCAAGCATTTGTTTACGCATGAAATCCATATGTTTTTTTGTATGATGTTGGGAGTGCCTACGCATTGCGCTCTCCTGTCTTTTTGTTAATTTTTTTATTGCCATATCAACCTCTTAAGCCAATTTTTAAAATTTCATTGATATCACTTTCCAAAACAGAGTATTGCATGAGTAGTTTTGTTAGTCTAGGTTTCCAAATCTTTCGGCTGCGCCATTGCGATACCGATAATAACTTTGCAAGTTTTCTGATTGAAATATCTTTTTCTCCCACACCTATACATGATGGACAAACAATCATGGTATTTTTACTTGGTACGTGTCCAGTTCCCTTGCATTTGTTACATCTTGGGTTTTTGATTGATATCTGTAAAGCAACCAACCCTAAAATATGGGGTGTAAATTCACTTTCCGTTTTGTGTAAATCAAAATTTTGTTTTTTAGCCAATTGAATAGCGTAAGTATTTAACTCTGCTTTCACATTTTCATCTAATGCAAACTTTGCTAATCCATAGAGATAGGTAAATCTATCGCAATGAGCTAATGCAGCGGCAACATCTGACGGTGTAATCGTTTGAGTCCCTTTGCTCACTTGCTGTAAAGGTGGCGAACCCGCTGCAAGCATCGCCAATAACTCACTCATCTTTTTTTTCCTGTTTCAACTTTTTAATTCGTTCTAAAAAATCAATCGCTGTTTGCAAATTATCAACGGTATATTCTGACTGTATCTCCACTTTAACTTTATGAGCATTGTAAATAATTTCTTTGAATGACATATCGCACCTCAATTATATGATATTGGTTGATATAACTCGTCTTGCTCCATCTTTTTAAATTCTTCTCTATAATGTTTTGAAATTTCTGATCGTAACGCCTTATTTGTTTGCATTTTGACATTCCATTTTTCGCGTAAAATTTCTAAATGTCCTTTCCCTAAATACGTCTCAAGCCAGTTAGTGAACTCTAATGGGTTTTCTGTATATTTGCGATGACAAGAATGACACATACAAACCGCGTTATCTAAACTCCATCGCACTGATTTGGCAGCTCTACCGAAAATATGACAACACTCCATTCTGCCTTTTTGATGACAATTTTCGCACGTATACGCGGCTTTTGCTCTGACAACATCGCTAAACCATTTATCAGCTGCATCTCGTTTCATTTTGTTGGGTAATCTCTGATAGGATAATTAAGATTTTTTCTAAATATTTTTTTATCTTTTTTTGAACCTAAAAAAATTATATATCTGTGTTTTCTAGGTCGTTCCGTAACGTAAAAGTTATCATTGTTTCTTCTTTCCTCTAAAGAGTATTGTTCACAAAGTGTTTTGGAATGTAAATTTGACTCTTTCATTCTCCATTCTGTTCTTGCATCACTTAAACCTGTATATAAAAAATTAGTTGCTTGATAAACAATGCCTAAATGATTTTGACTCGTATCAGCATAACTTACGACAATTTTAGGTTTTGGTAATAATTTCAAACACTGAGCAATAAAAAAACTAGCTTGATTTTTTTCGTTATATAATAAAACTAATCTATTTAATTCTATGACATTCCGACTAAAATTTTCTCCACATATACCAACGCATAAAGAATTTGATGGTGGTAAACCAAAAGAACAAACACCCACTAATTCATTTTTTTTAAATAGACCAAAAGCATAAGTAATCGAGGGCAATCTTTTTGCATAATGATGATTCAAAATCATATATTTAGCGTCTTTATGATTAATTCGCTCTACATAGCCGTTTAAATTTATTTCTTCGTGTAGCGCAAACATAGTTTGATTCATTTGAGATATCTCTAAAATATTTTTTCTGTGATTCCTTCAAACTTTGGGTCTGTTAATTGATATTTCTGCCCCATAACTTTTTTAAAATCAGACATATATTGACTCATTTCAGCGTTTGTCATTAGTGAGGTGACGGGCAAAAAGTCCATTGCTGTCATTTTTTCCTCATAGGTTACACAAACTTTTTCTAAACGTAACCAATGCTCATTGAATTTGTCGTGCTGTCTCATAATGGGTACACCCCATTTATATTTAGCAAGTGCCTTAACCTCTCCTGGTGTATATTCACCACCTTGTTTAGAAACATCTGCATACCATCGATGACTTAAATTATTGATTGCTTTTGATCGAGATATTTTTTTGTCACTTACTTTGACAAAAAGTGGTTTTTCTTTTGATAACTCTAACTTATTGAGTTCATTGACAAAATTTTCTCTTTGCCAATCGTTAGTTAAATAATATGGAAATTGCATTAGACCTAAACTAGACAAGTGCTTTCCTTAACCAAAGTGCGCTTAATCTTTGTTGTTTGTTTTGGCATCGAGGCGCATTTGATTTGTAGTTTCTTGTTTCCTCATTTTTTCTTTTAATTAGGTGGTTGTTGTCAAAATAGGCAATGCCAGCAACACGATTTCTCATAGTTTTTTGAGTAATCCCTGAGATATCGCATATTTCTTTGATTGAGTAACTTTTATATTTAATAAATCTCAAATCATCACCCCTAAATTCTAAATATAATTTAGTCATTCAATGCCCAGCTCCTATCATTCAATGTTTCAGTAATAGATCGTTTTTTTATTGATTTATTTACTATGTTAATATTCTTGTTAATATTACTGTTATTTGTATTAGGCATATTTTGCCTCATATGATGAGGTATATTCTGCCTCATATGTGAGGTATATTTTGCCTCATATGGTGCATTTGAGGCATAATTTGCCTCATATGACGTTAGTAGGCGTTCTGGGACACTAACCATGTAATTATTACGACCTGAAAACCCTATTTTTTTCTTTTTGACCCATCCTTTTTTTGCCAAACTTGTTGTAATTTTTCCAACACGAGCGCGATCATTAATGTTTGCTCGATCTTGAATTAATTCTACAGATGGACAACACAACTCGGTGTTTTTGTTTCTAAAACTGTACAAAGCTAATAAGACTTTTCGTTCTGAGTCTGTGATTTCAGAATCCGTTAATACTTCTATCGGACAATAAATGTGATTTGTCACTTGATAAAACCAAGCAACTCAAACAAAAAAACAACACCTATTGCGAAAACGCTCACAATGAGCATTAGAAGCATTAAACCGATACGGGTTACTATGACACCATTTTTAACCGTTTTGCTCTTATATGGCTTTATATGGCGTTTTACCCATACTTTAAACTTGTTTTCTGGAACTTTTTTTACTGTTTGTTTTTTTGTAGCCATTTTTACGCCCTTTTTTGATTTTTATGTAGATTAAATCATTAAAATAATAAAATCAATTATATGAGTACAATTAAACTTGTTATTTGATTTGAAATGAATTACGATTATATAACAAATAGGGAGTACAAAGTGATGATTGGTAACAAATTTATAAACAAATTAATACAAGAAAACGGATTAACTCAAGAAAAAATATCTGAGAAATCTGGAGTGAAGCAACAAACAATTAGTCGTTTAAAAATTGGTCAATCAAAGTCTCCCTCATTTGAAACAGCAAAAAAATTATCGATAGCATTTGATGTTGATATTGCAGAGATTTACAAATAAAAGGAACTATACAATGAAATTTAATAAATTTGATCAAAAACAATCTTGGGTTGATAAAGATAGAGCAACAATCTACCAGTTGCATAAAACACAAAAACAAATAGACGAGCAAGAATCGTTAGACAAAGCCACTGATTTATTAATGAGTAACGAACCTATTTATATTGAGTCGATAACTGAGGGATTCTGGAGTGATGACACATTAGGTTCTTTATGCGAAAAAGATCAAAAAATACGTATGCAGTTATGCAATGCTGTTAATCTAAAAGATTATGAAACCATTGGTCGTTTGTTTCATAGTGCAATTTTTCAATATGCAAAAGATGCAGTTGAAAGAGCAGAGGAGTATTAATATGCAAACCTCTGAAAATATCAATGAGCTAGCAAGTGCTCTTTGTAATGCACAACATGAAATGGGCGGTGCAATTAAAGATTCTCAAAATCCGTTTTTTAAATCTAAATATGCTGATTTAACAAGTGTGATTAAAGCAATCAAAGAACCTTTCACGAGATTTGGCTTGTCATATACGCAATTTCCAATATCAAATTTGGATGGAATAGGGGTTGTAACGACATTGATGCACCGATCTGGTCAATGGATGCGAGAAGAGTTTGTCATTCCATTGACTAAACGCGATCCCCAGGCAGCTGCAAGTTTAATCACTTATGCTCGCAGGTATGCTTTGCAATCAATGGCGGGGATACCAACGGCAGATGATGACGCAGAATCGGCAATGATGGTGATAGGTGAACGCCATACACCAGAACAACAAAAAGATTTCGTTGATTTATTAGAGAGTGGTAGTCCTACCGAATTTGTATCATTTTATAGACCGTTAGCAGAATCAATTAAAATAGACCTTTTTAATTCTTTTGACAAAGGCAAAAAAACAGAAATGAAAAAAAAGGTTAGAGATTTAGAAACAAAAGGTCTAAAGATTTTTGCAACAATGAAATCAGATGTAGAAGTTGCCATGTCAGATGAAGATATGAGAGCTGATATATGTGATGACATTGAGCATTTAAGTGATTCGGAGAAAAAGTTTTTTGCAAAATATATTGGTAATGATCTTAAAAATGATTTGCGGAAACTATTAGCAGATCAAAGAGGTGAAACAGCAATAGAAATGGGGACAGATTAATGAGTGATTATGAATTAAGAGATAGATCGTTTAATGTTTTTAAAAACAAGTTTGCAAAATCAGAAAATGATTATGATTTTACGGGTGATGCGTTAATTGATGATCAAGAACATTTTGCAAATGTTTGGGTAAAAACAACTAAAAACGGTGATCAATATCTATCTATAAGTTTGAAACCAAAGAAACCGATAATCGATAAGCACATTAAAGAAATTAAAGATGATCTCGATTACGAAAAATCCGTTGAATATGCTAAAGAACAAAACGCAGATCATTTAATTGAAACGCAACAATCAAAATTAGATGCGTTTGATGACGAGATACCATTTTAAATTTAAGGGGATTTATAATGACTCAAGCTCAAGCAGTTTTAGATTACATCAAAAGATATGGAAGCATTACAAGATTTGATGCTTTCAACAATTTAATGATTCTTAATTTAACCTCAGTTATCAGTCAAATTAGACAAGGGAAAGGTGGAATTGATAAACCTACGGAAATAGTAACCGAAAAAGTACCAGTTTTATCTGATTTATATGGTAAAACGGATTATGCCATTTACAAATTGGCAAAATAGATATCTGGATAGTCTTTGGAAAGCTGTTTTTTGGCTTTCCAGAGCTATTTAAGAGCGATTAAAAGATTATTAGTGCAAACGTAAGGGTAACAAATAAAAATCAAATTAGAGCTTTAAAAAACGATATTTGTTTAATTGTAAATTTAAGGTCTAAAAAAATAAAAAATTGCACTTAATATAAACATCATAACAAGAAAAAATACAATTTGTTTAGTTGATGCTCCTCCATTATATGACATTATTTTCTTAGACTCATTAATTTGCTGACACCACGTACTCCAAAACTAGAACTGATAGCAATGAACAATAGATACTGATACCACTCAGGTAATTTTGTAAGAGCTTCAAACCCTAAATGCACTCTGTCAATAACAGTAGTATCGCCACTTGCTATCGAATATCCCACCATGAATATGGGTATGCTTAAAATAATAGTCCAGAATTCGTCTTTCCAGCTATCCTTGGACGACTCTGCCATAATCTTTTCCCAGTTGGCATCATTCTGTATGACGTTCATTTTGGCTTGATGCTTGGCTTGCTTTTCTTCTTTCTTGTTATTGAGCCATGCACCTACAAGATTAGATACTGGTCCTATAAGATTATTAATCATCTACTTCAACCTGTTTTTTTTCAACTATTAGCTTTCATACTAGCAGATTCACCCGCTTTTGATTTTCACGCTGTCTTGGCTCTTTGCCAACAAAATCTAATCGTCTTAATTTTGTCACCTTCCTTCGCCACGATAATGTTGATTTTTGTAGGATAATTGAGGGTAAGTTTCGGTTTATTGTATCCACTAACTTAGGTCCCCTCTAATATTAAAAATTTTATATCATTTAACTAATCAAATATCACAATTTCATCAGGGTTTACATACTTAGGCTTACAATAAGCTCTAACTGGTATGGGAAAAGCTTCTCTAAACGTAATGTGACCTTCTCCTTGAATACCTTGTAAACTAATACTTCTAGCAAAATAAATACACTTATTTAAGTCAGCCCACACACCATATTCTTCTTCCTCTACAACAAGACCTTTATCACTAAGTGTTTCTAACATTAATGCAAATACCAACTGTTTCACTTTATATCTTTGTCTGTTTCATCCACCCATTGAACTTGGCATATACATTCAACTGGTTCGTACTTTAGACTTGGTCTTGATAGTTCTTGACACATGTAAATACAATGTGATTTTTTCCGATAATA